CAGCCATTCCGGCTGAGGGAGTTTAGTTCCACTTTCTGCGTTAGCAGACAAATGGAGGTCATTATGACTTTACACGTTTCAAAAGCACCTGCAATTATTGTCTGCAGCCTATGCACATACTGGCGATCCGACCTCGGTTGGTTTTCCGGTCCCTGTTCAAACAGTTGCGGCACGATTTCGGGGTTGCCATTAGATTCGTCGTCAGGTTCAGATGATCGAAATTATGCTGCTCGGATCGCGAAGGGAGAAAATGTCACGCACGATTACAATCGTGTTGTGACAAAAATTATCTCTAAGCGTAGTGCGAACATTCAGTCGACGTACAAGTCCGGTTCTGTTTGGGGCTTTGGTACCTACAAGGGTACTCATGGCACATTCGGAATCGAGCCTGACGCGGCTGATAGTTCGTACTCTGACATGGCGGTTAAGCGGTTGAAAGACCACATAAACGCGAAGTCACCGAGTTTCCAGTCTTTAATCCCACTGGGTGAGTTGCGAGAAATGGGAGGACTAGTTAAACGGTCCGCCAACCTCGCTTCAAACGCTGTGAAGACTTTAGCTGGGTTACGTGGGAAGAAGGCTGCTGCGAAGTATGCAGCTGATGCATGGTTGAATTACTCATTTGGGGTTAAACCCATAGTGAGTGATATTAACAGTCTTCTCGAGTCAATCGATAAGATGTTGAACCGTCCGGACAAAGTCATTCGCTTTACTGGAAAATCTCCAGTAAAAGATTGGCGTACATTCGGCTCTTCAACTGGCGCTGCCGCGGCGTGGGGTACCACTGGTACCTCTCGTCACGGCGTCGCCCATGCACTCAGTTACAAGATTGTAGCTGGTATTCGTTTTGATGTCCTTGGTGGCAACTCTTATAGTCAAAAGGAGCATCTGGGTTTAGACGCAAATCAGCTTCCAACCGTTGGTTGGGAACTTTTGCCCTATTCCTGGCTCTTAGATTATTTTGGTACCATGGGGGATTATCTTGAGGATACCTTCGTTGCAAAAGGTTATAGTTCTACCTATGTTGCAATGATGAAGCGCTACAATCAGAGAGTCGTTCACACTTGCTTTGCTGATAGCATTGGGTCTTCCTGGATGGTTTCAGGTTCCCCTGGTACTACAGTTTTGCAGGTTAATCGATTCTCTCGCAGCAGTTTGGCATCAATCCCGGCGCGCACACTCCGATTTAAAACTTCGGACGAAATCGCAAAGGGGGCAGTTAACAAACTGCTAAACTTGGCTGGCCTCTTGGTGAAATAATCCCATTTCACTAGGGTAGGTTAGTCATCTTATTAGGAGCCTTACTATGGCTTTTGCACCATCCACTCTCATTACGGGAGCAGCAGTCACGGGTCTCACAACCCCGACTTACATTATCGCAGTTGACACTCCGCCTGCTATCAACGCAAAACAATATGCGGTGACGGCACTTGGAGGTACGCAGACCGGAGTTGACGTTAATACTGTTAGTAAACCTTTCAGTATTTCGTTCTTCCGTCCTGTTCAGCTGCGGTCGTTGCCTGCGGCCAATCCGGTCACTGGTGTCATTAAGAACATTCCGATGAACCAATACAAGCTAATCACTCGTAAAGGTGCGCAGCCATCTGCCAATACTCCGGCAATGACTGCTCGTATTACTACGACCATCGAAGTTCCTGCTGGCTCTGATACTTATGAGCCTGAAGAAATCCGTGCATTGATTTCCTCACACTTTGGTGTGGGGTTCTCTTCTGCTTCGGGTATCGCGGACACTGTTTTAACCGGGGTGTTGTAATGTCCCCGAGATTGGCGAGCGCGATTTTAGCTGCGTTCGCCGTTCTCGTGGGTAGTTACCTTCACCTCCCATTTGGAGATATTCAATGGGACAAACTGCAGAGGCAAGTGCAAGTAGACTAGCTGGTTTCTTCGCATGTCTGTCAGACGACCTTACTGACGTTGCCGGCAGCGAGCATAAAACACTCGCTGCTGGTCGACTCAGGGATCGCATGCGCAAACGCGCTAGGATCAGTAGCAATGGGCTTTCTCGAAAAGCCATTGACAAGTTTGTATTCGTCAATGAAAGTCTGAGTGGTTTTAAACACTCTCTCAACGAGGAAGTCCTTAATAATGCTAGATTGTTCATAACAAGAACTCTCGAACGTTATGTCACCCATCTTGACGAATCCGCTATTCAGGAAACGTTTTGTATGGATGCAATTCTTAATAACTGGCGGTTTGGACCCGGCGCCTCTTTCGAGGTTGAAGGTTCACACACTGCCAGGAAATTGAATTGCGCTATGACTGCTACTAAGCTGTCTTTGGGCCTTGTAAAAACCTTACGTAACTCGCATTATTCCTTCCAGAGCTTTGATGCTCGTACGGATGGGATTGCGGTCGTGAGAGGCTCAAAACTGACTTCTGTACCTAAGAACGAGGACACTCATCGTACTATTGCGATTGAGCCGTCCGGGAATATGGCTCTGCAGCTTGCTGTAGGGCAGTTCTTCTCGGATGCTCTCCGCTTGATTGGACTTGACATCGAGACCCAGCAGGACAAGAATAAAAACCTTGCCTTGCTGGCCTCGCTGAATAATCATCTCTCTACTATCGATTTATCGATGGCTTCTGATATGATCACGCCCAGTCTCGTACGAGCGTTGTTCCCAGCCGATGTCTTTGAATTTCTTTGGAGGGTTCGCTCTCCTGAGTTGTTCATTGACGGACGTTGGGTACAGGCGAATATGATGTCAACGATGGGGAACGGTTTTACGTTTCCATTAATGACGCTCATACTAGCCTCTCTTCTATATGCAAACAGTGTGACTTATCATGACGGTCTAAACAACCGTCTTGACTGGTCAACGCATGCCGTTTATGGTGACGATTTAATCGTTCCTGTAAACGAAACAGCGTCTCTGTTGCAAGTATTAGAGTCCGCTGGGTTTGTCGTAAATACCGACAAATCCTACAGTGATGGCCCCTTCCGTGAATCTTGTGGAGGCGATTTTCACTTTGGGATGGATATAACTCCATTCTATGTGAAATCCATATCCACGATTCCAGAGGTATATACTGCACTCAATCAATTGATTGACTGGTCTGCAAAAACGAGTTGTTTTTGCTTTCAGTCTTTCAACTTTTTGATACAGTTATTGCCAGGGGAGCCGTTCTTCGTTCCCGAATGGTTATCGGATTACTCCGGTATCCGCTCGGTTGATGTCCAACGTAAATACCACAGTTACCGCCTTAGACAAAACATGACTCATTACCGGGGTAACCCGGCTTTTGAATTTATGCTCGTTGCAGGCGGGTACTGTTTACCTGGACACAAGGGTAGCCTCATGATGCTGGAACGTGAAAGCCAGCAGACCTATGAGGTAGTAAAGTCGAGACTCCCGCGAGGGTATCTCGATGGAGCCGATTCCTTTTTGGGGAATCGGAGTTATAGCCTTACGCGTCAATGGGTAATTGACGTGTACCGGTTGTAACGTTCCAAGGGGGCACTAAATCCAC